GCCTTAAGGCTTAACCGGTTGTACAACTCAGTCAACCCGCTCTGTTCAATCAGAATGCACCAAGGGAAATGGTGAATCCCAACGTGTTGCCCAGAGACTCGTGGCTCCTCACTGCTTGCAAAGGGAAAGCGATATTTCACTATTCTAATAGAAATAATGAAATTAAGACGAAAAAATCTATTACTTTTAGTTCATAGATTAAATCGCCTATTCACCAGCTTTGGCTTACAGCAATGTAAGTCAGATATTAAACTTTCCATAATAATAGTGGAGAAATGTTTGAGATGGGCGACCTGTGAAGGTCATCCTGGTCTTAAACGTTTCAAAACTTTTTCCTGGTTAGCTACCAGGGCCATTATGGGGATCTCTGAAACTAGTACCTTTAGTTCAGTACACAAAAGACACTTAAATAAAGTGTTGGTTAAGGCTTCTGTTTCCGACTTAAGCCGGTTGTACTGGATCAGTATCTTTAACGTTCACAGGCTTTTTAAGCTGGATCCTGTTATAGATACAACCACAATAACAAGTGGTTTTAAAGGTAGTCTATGGAGTTGCATATATTTTATGCCTTCTCTATACCAAGTTACACTATCCTTTAGGTCAAAGCTTAAGCTTGACCAAAACTGGAGTGCCAGATGGAAATGGCACATAAGTGGGGCTTCTGGTCCGAATGGGCCAGTGGCTTACACCCGGTATTTAGAGGATCTATATGCTGTAAGATTAGAATGGATTCTATGGAAGAATGTTCTACTTCTATGGAGTCTCCCTTTATGTAATAGGAGGGAAACATTCGAGGCTTTGAAGGACGCTGTCTTTGACTCTCACACGAGATACAGAGGCAGTGACAAACAGTTTATTCATTCAAGGCTTGCCTTTCTTAGTGATAAGTCAGGTAAGACGAGGGTGATTGCGATAGGAGACATCCTATCCCAAAGCTGTTTGAAACTGGTGCATCAGAGGTGTAATCGGATTCTTAGGAAACTGAGAACTGATGGAACTTTTGATCAAGATAAGCAACGCCTGAGGGTCAAGAGATGGACTGAAGACAATGTCTTCCTTTCATCAATTGATCTAACAGCCGTTACTGATCGGTTACCGGCAATTTACCAGTTGTTTGTGATCATCAGTACACGCGTGCTTACCCCTTTACAAGGGATAGCATGGTTTCTTGTCACAGTGAAAAGAACGTTCACATTTAAAACTGTGGACGGTCCGAAGTATGTGAGGTACAAAGTGGGTCAACCCATGGGCATGTTATCGAGCTGGCCAGTGATGGCGATCTCGCATCATATGCTTGTGTGGTGGGCTTATAAGCTTACTTATCCTGACAGAGACCCAAAGAACTTTGAGGGTTACTGCATACTAGGTGATGACCTAGTTATAAGGGATAAATATGTAGCTAAAAGTTACCTACAGCTTATTTCTGCTCTCGGAGTAGATTATTCTGTAGAGAAATCTTTCTTTTCAATAGGTCTAGCAGAGTTTGCTAAAAGCTTATTTCTGCGTGGAAGGGATTTGACACCCTTTCCTTTAGGAGCTTTGAATTTTGAGAAAAACGCTTTGTTATCGAACATACAGGTGATCTTGACTGAGTGTTCTAAGAGGAATCTTAGAACAACCTTGTCAACCATTGAAGGCATCTCACCTTCGAGGTGGCGTGGTTTGGTCAGATTAACCGCACTGTCACCACTAAGTCCCAAATCTGTTCTCGACGTACAATCGAGAAAGGATCATGGGATTTTCTTCTCTTTTCTGTTGATAGAAAGGATCAGGTACTTTTCACGGTTAGCTACTGTGAGAGATAGTACTCATGCCTTTGCTTTCAATGATCCAGGTAAATCTGGTAAGTATTTGGCTTCGCCTTACTTACAGATTGGAAAGGATAATGGTGAACGTTATCCAGTCCGTAGGTTAAGGGATACTAAGCGATTAGTAGACCCTGTACCTATACTTGGAGAAGGATGGATCGCATATTGCTCACAGTCTTGGCCTGACGGTTTACCACTGTTAGGTGATGAAAAACTAGTTCCAGGTCCGACTTTTGCAAAAGAGTTCGATGATCCAGTTGTTAGGTCATCGTTGCAAAAGTTAGAAAAAGTTTTGCCTGGGTACTTCACAGTAAGATGTGTTGGCCCTCAGGTAGGAGAATGAGCGTATAAGGACAGGGGTAAATGTCCAAGGTCATCTGTTTAGAAAACAGATCGTCCTTATCTTATGAACG